CACGGAGCAGCAGAATTATCTGCTGGCACTCTCCTCGTGGCTGGACCTTGAGTCCAACCGCCTGAAGATTGTGAACGGCGAGTCCTGATCGCAAGGCAAAGGCTCAGAATGACTAGGACTTCCTCTACCCCTAGAAAGGGGCAGGAATGAAAAGCCGAAGTGAGCTCTGGATCGCTGCGCTTGAGGAATTCGGCGCAGTTTGCCCAGCCAGCACCGCAGCTGACATCAAGACGATGTCACGACGCGTTGAACACGAGGGTGATTCGTTTTTCACGGTCACCCTTCCTTCGTATGCGAGGGACCTCGAAGAGGCCCTTTCGCGCGGAGGAATCAGTACGGATCTCTTCTCTGGCTTCTCGCGGGCACAGTTTAACGTGCTCGTCGGGAACAAGATGAAGAAGTTTCCGCACGCCGGAGTCCCTATGTTTCTTGGGGGATTCATGGACATCGTGTTCAGCTCGACCTGGAGAATGACGTGGGACGAATACTCGGCATATCAATCAGCCGGTGTTCGACCAGTTCCGCTAATGCGGAGCTTTCCTGAAGATGATGACGCTGAAATCGCAACGGTGGCTTACGCCATCTACGCGATGCGTCAACTCTGCCTCATGTTCTCGAAGGAGAAGGAGCTCTGCTCCGACAATCTCGTCGAGAAGGCTATTCAGGAGTACGTCACACTCGATGGGAACCTCACTGCCCCTTTACGGACGAGCGAGCGGCCTACCTCTTTGAGGGCGGTCGTCTCGCTGCAGTCCGAAAGGTCCTGACCATTGTCTTCGGACTTCCCCTCAGTGGGGTGGAGCGAGAAATCGATTCCATCTCGCTTGATCCGAAGCACGGCCCGGGTGCTACTTCTGATCGCCTTGTAGGTAATCAGAAATGGCGTTTCTCTGAGTGGCCACGTAGGATGGAGTACATGTTTCCGTTTCTGGAATACTGTCTCCCGTCTTACCGCCACTTCGAGAACGCTGAGCACGTGAAGTTCCTGGAGCCCTCGGAAGAGCGACCGACTAGATTGATCGCTGTTCCTAAAACGGCTACCAAACCTCGGCTCATTGCCGCAGAACCGACATGCATGCAATACATGCAACAGGCGATTCAGAAATCGCTTGTCGGCCAGCTGACCCTTGGTCACACAACAAGTTGGCTTGTCGGTTTTGCCGACCAGATCCCTAACCAGGAGATGGCTCGGGTGGGTTCAGAGGATGGATCACTCGCAACGCTAGATCTTAGCAATGCGAGTGATTCGGTAGCGAACTGGCTCATTGAAGACCTGTTTGGTAACTTCCCTATTTTCCTGGAAGCTATCCAAGCTTGTCGCTCAGTGAGGTGCCAGCTCCCTTCTGGTGAGATCATTGATCTCCAGAAGTTCGCGTCGATGGGCTCGGCTCTAACATTTCCACTCGAGGCGATTGTATTTTCTTCAATCGTCTTGACGGCAGTGCTAGAGTGTCGAGGTCAAACTCCAACCCCCAAGGCTATTAAAAGCCTGAAGGGATTGGTGCGCGTCTATGGGGACGATATCATTGTCCCCACGGATTGTGCTGAGACCGTGATGGAGTGGCTTCACACCTTCGGGTTTGAAGTCAATCCACACAAGTCATTCTGGACTGGTGAGTTCAGAGAGTCTTGTGGCAAGGAGTATTGGAATGGACACGACGTTTCTGTCGTAAAATTCCGCAAAAAGCTCCCTGCGTCACGGCGCGACGTTGACGAGGTACTCTCAACTACGGAGACCCGCAACCTGTTTTACAAAGCAGGCTTGCGGGGTATCCCCCAGTTGCTCGATGACCACATGCAAGAAGTACTAAAGTACTTCCCATGGGTTACCGACGAGAGTCCCGTGCTTGGCCGCGTCCACGAATCTGGTTTTTACCAAATCGATTCGTGGTGCCCGAAGAACCATCGCCCTTTGGTTAAGGGCTGGGTTCCTCGCGTTGTC